ACCATTTTTCTTTTTTTAAAATTTTATATTTATTCTCTTCCATTTTTTTAAGAAGAGTAATGTTATTATATATTTTATAATATTTTGAATGTAAAGATGGAATTTTAAGTGATTCTTGATGCAGATTGTCTGGGTCTATCTTTGAATCTTCTTCCCATAATGTTTGAATTTCATCAATGTTCATAAAAATCAATAAACAACTATGTCATATAAAGTATATTTGAATGTGACATTTGCAGTCACATAATTGATATCTTGTTCTTTAGCATTAAAATCTATAGTAGATAATGAAACTGGAAACAATCCTCTAAAATTGACTTGTGATATAGGATTGTAATTACTATTATAGATGATTAAACTTCCATCTGATTGTCCAAAGTTTGCATCTTGAACTCCTGGATTAAATTCATCAGAATTTAATAATTCTTGAAATTCAGATACACTTTGTGGATATCCAAGACCTCTCATCCAATTATGGACTTGTAAATAATTTTGTAAATTTTCATCTACAAAAAACTCAAAAGAAAAATCATCATAAGAAAGTTTATCTCCAGGAATTGGAATATCTTTCAGATAGTTTGATTGAACTGCAACTCCTAAATTTATACCTGGTATTTGTGATGAATTAGAAAAAAAATCAACCTTAGGATATTCGGATAAAATAAATTTAAATCCTACAGGGGACAAGTAATTTCTATTACTAATTTGTTTTGACCAAGGACTCGGACTCATTTTTATTTTTATTTATAGACATAAAAAAAGAGGGTCTTTTGGACCCTCCAGTATTTGTGGACCGAAATCACATAAGGTTCTTAACTTGAACTCTTCTGTAGTAACGGTTTGAATTGGTCTGAATACGACCAAGATTGGTTTCAGGAGCTGATGCAGACTTACCTTCAGCAAATGGATTAGCAACAAGACCATAACGAGTCTTGAATCCGATTTTTGGCTGGAAGGTGTTCTCACCAACTGCACGAACCATTTGAAGAGGAACGTATGGGCAGTAGAAGAGTCCTGCGTCATAAGGTGAAGAACCTTTATAACCAATAACGTAATACTGACCACCAGTTGCTCCAGTTGCTGGGTTACCAGCACCACCTGAATATGGGTCAATGTAAACTCTGTACTTACCGTTCAGAACACCAGCAAAAGTATTGCCAGTATCATCAACGTTCAGGTTAGCATTGAGTGCAGGGGTATAATCAAGAAGACCTGCCATTGAGAGTGCAGAAGCAACGTCAGAAGAGCACATAATAATGTTGCCCTTTCCTCTACGAGTACGCTGTGCAATTGCGTTTGCGTCTCTTTCAATTTGGAAAATCAGACCCTTGAACTTCTCAACTGACCAACGACCGTTGGAGTCAATGTCAAGGTCAAAAGTACCAGCATTAGCAACATTGAACTGAGCACCAGACTCAGCAGTCTTATAGATGGTACGAATAACTTCACGGTTGATTTCAGCAAGAATCTCTGTTGAGAGAATGTTTGCTAATTCTGCTTCAGCATTCAGACCATGAATTGCCTTAAGGTCTTGTGCAAGCTCAAGTGAATACTCGGCTTTCAGTGCTCTGGACTTTGCAGTAACGGTGACTTTCTCAATTGAGAATGCCATCTCGTTGAATGAAGCACCAGAGTCTGAACCAAGAATCTCTGCATCAGCAGTGGACATACCACCACCAACGTTATAATCTTGCTGGGAACCACCAGCACTAAGAAGACCAGGATTGCTTCCAGATTGTGCAGCAGTAGTACCAAAACCTACGTTTGCTTCAACAGTAGGATTGACTGCATACTGAGACTGTTGCCCCTTTCTACCAGAGAACTGAGTGTCAACTTCATCAAAGAATGCCTCAGCACCTGATTGGTTGGTATAACGTGAACGCATTGCGAAGATAAGTCCTGTAGGACCATTCATTGGTTGAACACCTGCGAGGTCATATGCGACCAGGTTAGGCATTGAACGACGGATCAGGGAGATCAGAACAGGGTCAAAACCTGCTACTGGACCACCTGCAACAGCACCACCAGAGAAACCAGCACTTGAACCAGTTGAACCAGTTGTGCTAGTTGGTGCTCCGGTTTCGTAAAGAAATGATCTTTCTTCACGAAGGAATTTTTCTTGATTCTCCAGGAGAACCGCAGTTACCATTCTGCGATGTGAGTCTTTGATTGGGTCCAGACCTTGATAGTCAAGGAGTGGTGACCACTTCTCCTGCAGATGCTCCGCATTGAACATTTGCATTTTTTTTACCTCTTTAAAAAGTTTTAGTTTGATTGTTTATAATATAAAAATCACTTTTTAGAAACTCTTCCAAGTGCATCAAGATAATGGGCCATTGACCCTGAAACTTCTTGATGGTACTCCATACCTTCTGTGATATAATCTGAGTTGTCTAGTTGAGCACCAGCATATCTTGGGAAATATGATTCCCTTAGAGTTACTAGCTTCTCACGATAGTCTGATTCACTATCAAACTCAACATTTTCGGCAAGAGAAGCAAGTTTGTCTTTCTGTGAAAGAGCAAGACCCTCAGCAACTTCGGCAAAGATTACATCGGTAACTGATTCGGCTAATCTCTTATTTAGAGCAACATTTCTTTCAATTTGCTCGTTGAGTTTTGTCTCCATTTCATCAAGTTTATCTACCATACTTTCAATGACATCATATTTCTCTTCAGGGATTGTTACATAATGTTCTTCAAAAAGTTGCTTCATGCCTGAGAGGAAACTCTCAGTCATTTCAGTCTTAATGCCTTGCTCAATTGCAAGGGCATTTTCCTGAACCCATTCATCAGCAACATACTCAAGGTAAGAATCAAGTCTTTCGGTGAGTTCTTCCTTAATGGCATCAATTTCTTCAATGAGTTGTTGCTCATAATGTAAAACAACTGCTTCTTCAATTTGCTTTGTTCTAGCATTTAATGCTGCTTCAAAAACAGTTTTTGCTTTTACTTTAAAATCTTCGGAAAGTTCTTCCCCAGAAAGAAGAGCAGAGACATCTTCCTCAATCTCTTCTTCAATTTGGGCAAATGCCTCTTTCATTTTCTTTTTCTTTCCGTCCTCATCTTCTTCATCATCATCTTCTTCATCATCTTCTTCATCATCTTCTTCATCATCTTCTTCATCATCTTCTTCAGACCTATTTTTAGCCTCTGAGACTAATTCATCCTCATCCTCATACTCACCTTCTACGAGTTCTTCATCTTCGTCTTCTTCCGAAGACTCCTTCACAGGAGAAGCCATTTTTTTCATTGCTTCTGCTGCCTTTGCACCCTTATTTACAACATCTTTAACTTGCTTAAGGGTTGTAGAGGGGTCTTTTAACTTTGAAGAATCGTCATCTGGTTTATAATTTTCTGGAGTAGGACCACCAAGGTCTTCCCAACTGCCTGTTTGACCATCAGGTATTCCTGTGGTTAACTTTTGCATTGGTTCTGCTGCTTTTGCACCGGCATTTACAGCAGTTTTAGATTGTTTTGTGTCTGATTCCATTTCTTGTAAGTTTTTGCCACGGGACATTTGAACTCTCCGATTTAACTAGTTTCTTAAATCTATATTTATTTATAATTTATAATTTTAATGTATAAAATCAAAGCATATCTAAAAACTTTTCAAAATGCTGTAATTTTCTTTGCTCAGTTAATTTTCTTTGTTTTACATCCTTTTCAATAATATTTCTAATTGATTCTGCAATCCAAGTTTTTTTGTTAGAGTCATATATCCACTCTCTTCCTTCCATAATTCCATTCACAAAGGCATCAGGAGCAGAGGGGTCTGCAACAATATCAGCAGCAGTAGCAAGCATAAAGTCTTCACCAACTAGAGAATAACCTTCATTTGTTGGAATCAATGAACCAACACCACGAGAAGAAACACCAAGCATCACACCTTCACCTAAAAGTGAAGAAGCAATTTTTCCCATTGGGGTGTCAAGAATTTTTGCCTTTCCTTCAAAATTGTCACCCTTCCTTTCAAGACATACAATTTTATGAGATACTCTGTCAAGGTTTAAGGTTGGTCCATCTGGATGACCCAATTCTCCAAGAGCACGACCCTTTTGGATAAAATTCTCATTATATCTTTTAACCTCTCTTTCAAGAGTTCTCATTTCATAGAGTCTCTTATTTCGGTTTGGTTTGTTTGCCTGAAGAAAAATTCCCTCAATAAAAAGAGATTTGACTCCATTTTTTTCTTCGGTAATTACTTTTACCTTTTCTATTTCTTCTGTGATGAGTTTCATTGAATTAACCACCTGCGATTTGAACTTCTGTGATGTGAACTTTTCCACTTGTACCATAGGCAGCAATTTTTACCACCTTTCTCAATTCACCAATTGAATCGGTAATGGCACCACCCTGACTTGAAGTGTCCCAAGTAAGAGTGACTTTTCTGTTGAATCCTCCAGTTCCTGCATCATTTGTTGCATCAACAGAGGCAACAGAAGCAAATGTAGTATTGATTCCAGATGGAGAAATTCCTGTTAATTCTATATAATCACCAGGAGAAAATTCGGAAAAAGTTCCTTCTGGCAAATCAATAACAGTTGTCGCGCCTGTAGTGATGCCAACGACTCTTTGTGAGATTACAGTTTCTCTTAACAAAAGTTCTGTTCCACCTTTAACAAAAATGCTTGCACTTGTTGAAGTGCTAATTGTTGGAGTAGCACCAACTTCAATGTAAGCATCTTGTTCTGGAACAATTCTTAAATAACCAGATTTTAAGGCAATTGGACCACTGGTTGTCGCTGCTCCACTCAATGTCAATGGTGTAAATTTTTGGACTATTCTATATGCCGACATTGTAATAATTGGGACAATATTAGTTATTTAGTATTTTTTAATGTAATCTTCATCATTCATAAATTAATAAATCTCTCTCCATCTAATGGAAACTCCAACATTGGTTGAATCTGAACCAATATTTGTTACCCGAACCGAAAAAATTTCAGAATCTGTAGAATCAAAATTTTGAGATAGATAATTTTTCTTTGAAGTTGGTCCAGATTGAATTGTTGTTGTTGTTGCTGATGGCTTTTGTTGATTTTGACTTTCCCCAGCAGCATATCCACCCATAAAATCTTCAAAGTATGCTGTACTAATACCAGTTAAAGTTTGATTATATTCAACGACAGACTCATCATTTTCTGAAACCCAAGTTCCAAGACCAACAAGTGCAGCAGAACTTCGTAACTTTACAACTTCATATTTTACATTCGCACCGTTTGAAAATACTGAAAGGTCTTCTAATTTAACTGTTGCTCTGTTTGCATAACCTTTGAATGAATTTTTAAGTTTAATGGCAATGATTGGAACCGTGCTACCAACACCAACGGTTCTTAAGTTTGATACGTGTGAAAATTCTCTACCTGCTTCTGTGTATCCACCTTCACTCATTACCGTTGAACAAATTTGAATGAATGAACCACCAGCACCTACTTGTGCTCCAGAATTTCTAATTTCGCATCTTATTGGAAGATTTGGATTGGACATATAAACCGTTGGAAGATGGTTTGCATTATAAAATTCGTGGCAAACAACATTTTTACCATCAATTGCAAATCCACAACGAACTCTACCAACACCTAACCATTCAAAGTCAGTAAAGAATAATTGAGTTTTGGTAATATCTAATGTAAATCCAGAAGGATCTTGTCCATTTAATCTGTCTTTATTCCACTGAGATTGTGGAACTCTTCTATCAGAAGCAATGCCAGTAACGTAAGAACGAATAACAAAACTTAAAGTTCCATCTGGTGCTTGTTCAAAGAAAATTCCATTGTTATCATCAAAGTATCCAGTTCTCTTATAAACATTTTGTTGTGCCGCACCAAAATTAAATGTGGAGTAAATCAATTGAGATTTACCGGGCATATAGTGATGATATCTCTTCGTTTGGTGAATAGTATATCCATTAGTACTTATGCCAGATTGTAAGATTGCAGCAGCTTGATTTGCATCAAAAACAATAGTTGCTCCAGTACCTACTTTAACATCTACAAAGTCTGGGTCAATAGAATAAAGATGTTTATAGTCACCAAGAGTAAATGGGTCTGATGTTCTTACTCTACCAAAAGCATCATCTCCTGGTTTCCAAGGTTCATATAAATGTGACATTAAACTATTCTCCAACCATTTCTGTAAACAAAAGTAAGTGAACCATAATCATATGCAATAATTGCTCTATCTCTACCATCAATAGTATCAGAACCAGATGGAAGAATTGTAATATATCTATTAACTCCTTTGGACGCTTGCCCAAGTTCATCTTTAACTATGTATGCCTTTCCATCTTTTCTTGGTGTGGGAAGAGTTAAAGTAACTGCTCCCGCGTAGTTAACCCCAATGTAATAATCTTGTGGTGTTATTATATAAGATGAAGTAGTGACATATTTAAGTGGCATATCCATATATGCCAAATTAGTCTCACCTCCACCACCAAGAGTTGAAAGTTGTTGTTGAATACGAGAGAGAAAAAGTTTGTAATGTTTTTGTAAATCATCAAGTGTTGCAAACTTTTGGTCTAATGGAGTTAATGGGTCATTTTGTTGCTTAACATCACTTGGTTCTGCAAGAAGACCTAACGATTTCTCCATCAGTTCTTCTTTTGGTTCTTCAAGTTCCTCTTTATATTCTTCAAGAACTTTATCTAAAGAATTTTTAATTACTTGTTCTTGTATTTTTTTCTTTTTTATTTCTTTTTTACTTTCTTCAAGTTTTGACAAAAAAAGAGTTTCGAAGGAGTCCCCAACTAAGGACTCCTTTTTTTCTTTTTCTATTTTTTTGCCGATACTAATGGTTTGAAAAAAATCATTTACAGAGTCTCCTACAGTCTCTTGTAATTCTTTTTTTCTTTTTTGTTTTCCTGTGCTAATAGTATTAAAAAAATCAGATAAATCTTTTGAATTATCTTCAAAATTCACTTATTACTGCTCCTCATCTTCTAAATTAAACATTGTTGCGGTAACTTCTGGTCTTACCGAATTGATTTTTTCT